GGAAATAGCACAGAGGGTTGTAGATTGTCTAGCAAATGCTACATTTGCAAATGTATCTGATTTTGAACGTATGGATGGAACTATCACGCATAAGATTCGGGAAGTGGACCGGGCAGTTTGCATGAAGGCCTTTGCAAACAATCGTGCGGAGGTGAATGAAATATTGAAAACTAATGTCAACAACAAGGGATATCTGCCCCAAGGAACGACATTCGAGCAAGGACCCTCACACGGATCAGGATGCTCTGCCACGTCAGTGTTCCAAACACTACGAGCAGCTTACTGTTCTTACCTCGCATACCGACGAACAACCAAGTCCAACGGCGCATTCTACTCACCAGAAGAAGCGTTCGAGAAAATTGGAATTCATACAGGTGACGATGGTCTCGACCCTGACCTTCCCGTTAACAACCACAAATGGGCTGCTGAAAAGCTTGGCCTTAGGCTTGAAGCCTGTGTTGTTAACAGGGGACATCGAGGGGTCAACTTCCTGGCACGCTACTATTCAGCGGAAGTATGGACGGGTAGTCCTAACAGTATGTGCGACGTCAAAAGACAGCTTGCAAAGTTCCATACAACGTTACGTCTACCTGAAAATGTTAAGGCTGAAGCAAAGCTTGTCGAAAAAGCTATGTCCTACGTGGCTACAGACGGAAATACCCCCGTTATTGGAGAGCTATGTAAGAAAGTGCTTTTGTTGTCAGACTATCGTCCCAGTGTCCCTCTCGGAGTCGGCACATGGTGGGGAAAATTTGAACAGTCCTGCCAGTATCCAAATGAAAATGTTGGAGGCTGGATGGACGTGGAGTTCGAGACACTGTTTCCAGAGTTTGACCGGAGTTTATTCACAAATTGGTTGGATTCCATCAAACAGGCAACGCAGTTGCTTTCGCCTCCACTATGCGCAGAACCCAAACCAGCAACAGCTACAGTCGTTGACGTCGTTGTTGATGGTGATGTTCTGTTTGCACGAAGAACTGATCCAGAGTCAAAACAGCCTGAAGGACCACAGGTAAAAACCACTACTACTATGCGCCGAACACCTAGACCAAAACAAGTTAAATCCGGTAAGTGTTACAAGAAAGTTACTGAAACTAGTAATGTACGCCCAGCGCAGAAATAAATAATGG